ATTAATTTGTAACTGTAAATCAAATGTTTTGTCATCTAATCCGTTTTCTGCATAAGCTTTGTCTACTTGGGATTGTGCAAAGTCTACTATTTTAGTTGCTAACCATTTAAACATTTATTTCACCTTTCTTATGATGCATATGCTTGGTTGTCCGCCTGGTGTATTCCTTATATAATCTGCTTCTAAGTTGTAGGTTCTTGTTTCAATGTATCCAAGGTAACCATTACCACTACGATTGCCTAGACTGTTCATTACTTTTATGGTCTTGTTCTTGGTATCGATTTGGTATGGTACTTCATAATGGCCAAAACGATATTTATATCCTAAATGGGTGAATACTGCTGTATTGTTATCACTAATTATTTCGCCGAGCTTCTTGAACCTACTGTCCATTGTGTTACCTAAATCTGAAAAGTTTTTCCATTGTACTTTTAGTTTTGGATCATACTTGTGGATTGCTGTGTTTATGCCTTGATGTGATGTTCCGTTTGTGGTTGTTCCTGCCCATTGTGCGATGGTTTTTTCACTAATAGTTTTGCCACTTAACTTATGGAACATTTGTTGTAGGCTATTACAGGCACAATAGTAGGGTGTGCATTGTCCTAATCCATTGCAACCTAAGTTATGGTTTAGTCCTTTTTGTGTGTATAGGTTGCTTGATGTAGATGTATTATCTGTTTTTTTACTGGTTTTGTTATTGCTTGTAGTATTTGTTATATCCTTTGCAGTAAATAAGCAATAGTTTGGTAAAGTGTTATTATTTGCATAGTATACTACTATTTTACTCAAGCAATACATGAATAGTTCAAATGACACTCTTGTTTTTGTTTGTGTTGTTGTTATGTAGCTTGGTACTCTCTTGTTTGTATTACAATATGTGAGGAAGTTATTAATCATTTTCAAGTAATCTTTTTGGGTTACTTTTTCGTTGATTGTATCCTTATGTTTATCACTATTATATTTCACAACTGCCTTTAAGAAGTAATCAGTTTTCCTAGGATTAAGGATTAACTCACCCATTAAAAAAGATAAAGAATAAGGAGATAATGTTACCCCAGTATCCAAGGTACAAGCCGTAGGAGTTATCTTATTCTTCTCAATAAATATTTTTATCTGTTTTGCTTCAACCAATATTGAAGATTTTTTATAGGAAATGTTTTCACCTCTTGTTTTAGTGTTATTTATTTGATTCTGATATTCTTTGCTCTGAATGTTACTTGTGATGCACCATTATTGTTGTTTAGGTTTATCCTCAAATAACCATGTCCAGTTGAAGTGTAACTGGTTTGGGTCTTGTATACACCATCAACATAAGCCTTAATGGAACTTCCATCGCATACGAATTTCAATTCCTGAAAATCACTATTATGTAAAAGCAATGCTGTAGAGTTGATACCTACTGTTGTACTTCCATTGTAACATTGGAAAGCAACATTATACCCCTCAATGTGTAGTTTATCCCATATGATGGTCCAGGTGTTGCCGACATCGAAGTTGGTATAGGCTGTTGATGAGCCGATATAGATATTTCCTCCTGATGTGCTGATTGTCTTGAACTCTTTATATTCATCTGCTCCTGTAATGGTGATTTTGCTTGTTCCTGCTTGGTTTAAATAATTGGAGTTGTGGTTGTTTTTTACTGCGTAATCCACGAACCGGTAATATTCTACCTTGCAGGTGGCACTGATTGTTCCGTAGGTGGCGGTGAATGTGGTGTCGGCGGAGATAGAGACGTTATAGATGGTGAAATTACCGTCGGTGTTTGTTGTGCCGTTGTATGTGTTTGTTCCGTCGGTTACGGTAACTGATTTGTTAGATAATGGTTGTCCTAGTCCGTCGGTTAAGTGGACAATCAGGTCTGTTTTTTCAGTAGAGGTGATGTATGGTCTGTTTGCGGTTATGGTTATTATGTCGTCTTCAGCGATGTTTAGGATTTTATCGGCTAATGTTGTCAGTCCGTCCGATGCACTCGCAGTAACACCTTTACTGGTGATGTTAGATGCCATTGTCTCGCCTAATTCGGTTAATGCACCGTTCAATGTTGAGATATCATTAGTCATAATTTTTCACCATCCTTTTATTGGTTTATGTAGGTTATTGCATTGCCTATTAGGTCGGCTAATGCTTTCCCTTGCTTTGCACTCAACACTTTTGTAGAATCATTGGTTGTTAAGTTGTCGGCTATATCGGAAGATGTTAGCATACCAGTAATCGCTGAACTTGTAATATATCCACTGTCATTATTCAAATCACTGACATTGGAAGGAATAGTTGGTTTGTTATCCAAATCAGCATAACTGTTGGATATTGCAACTGCACCAACATCACTACTACTTAGTTTACCATTTGCAAGGTCATAGGCAGCCTTAACAGCTTTTGGAGTGGCAGATAAGGCTTCGCTTGTTGAAGAGGTGGAAGATGAAAGTTTTGTAACTCCATAGTAAGTGGTTGTTGCATTTCCTCCCTCTGCCATTATGAAGTTAGTGCCATCATAAACGAAAGTTACAACTTCTCCAGCTTTCCAGTAATATCTGCTTGTTGTTGTTGTTCCCACTACTGCAACATTAATTTCATCTTCAGAATCGTTAATTTTTAATTTTGCAGTGCCGTTATATGTATTATTGTTAGTGAATTTTACAGATAACACCACTCCAGTATTTAGGACAAAATCTGTACTTGTAACTGCTTTAACTTGTGTACTTGCAGAGGTTGTACAAGTTCCATAGTAATGAGATTTCTTTTTTGATAATTCTGAATCTATTTCGGTCTTATCATAGAACCAGTTTTTTAGCCATGTTATGATTCCAGTTAATGTTTTATCAGCCATCTAATCCCTCATTTTTAACTTTTTAGATGGAATATGATTGCCCCAGTATTATCAGTAGCCTTTGGCACAAGTTTTATACCATTCACAAAATCATTACTGTTATAACTCCAGTCAATATCATCAGCCAATGCCCCTTTGGTAGTATTGATTGTACCAATTGCAGTATCAATTGCTCCATTGATTGTATGTTGGTTAGAATTAGCAGAAGTGCCAATATTAGTTAATGCTCCCACTTCATTAATCTGATTGCTTGAATGTGCATGAGTAGAAGGTGTAAAAGAGGAAGGTTTATTTGTTATATCAGACCAATCGACACTTAACTCATCAAGTATGTCTGTATCCATTTTATGCCAAGAGTAAGTAGCAGAAGAGCCAGTTCCACTTTGTTCAGTATAATACACATTAACCTTTGAATTTTCATTGATAATATATAATTTGCCTAATGTAGAAGCAGAAGCAGTAGGTAAGGTAGCAACAATCTCAATAGCTTTAATACTTGAAAGGTTGCCAAGAGCAGTATCAATCCCTCCCAATACATTAACCAATTTCTCCCCACTTGAAACACCTATATGTGTATAAGCCTCTTCTGTAAAAATCTCGGCACTAAAATGAGTGTGGTCAGATGGAGTAAAAGTAGATGGTACATTAGTCAAATCATTATAAGACCCACTAAAATCACTTTTTGCATCAATCAAACCTTTCAAGACATACCCTTGATGAGCAGACAAACTCAAACCATTTGAATTAGTGGATTGATTAAGATTGTCTATAATCTTGTTATGCCCATAATTGCTCCCAGTACCTACACCATAGGTTGTAGCACTACTTGAATGGCTTGTCGGTGCTTTACCAGTTAATGCAGTATTTATAGCCTTATTTTGTAAAGGATTTTCACTTGTACTGCTCAAAGCACTATCTACAACAGTCTTATTTGCCTCTGCTTCAATCCCATTCAATTTATCTTTCAAAGCAGTAGTAAAATCCTCTGTACTCAAACCTTTTCCAGTAACCTTATCCACCTTATTATCAACAGCACTACTCAAAGTAGCCAAATTCCCATTTGTAGTGTTCAAATCGGACTGATTAGCTTTATTATTCAAAAACCCAGTAATCTCAGTCTTATCATAGAACCAGCCTTTTAGCCAAGTTACAATTCCAGTTATTGTTTTTTCTGTCATATAATCTAATCTCCTATTACTTTTAAGAAAGCATCAATTGTTATTTCATCATCTATTCCACTTAAACCAAAAGAATAATTAAAATCTACATCTGCTTCAACACCACCTCCACTAGAACCATTGCCTAAAAGGACAACATAATCCTCATAAGTCTCATTCAAGAATAATAATACTCCATCATCACCCTTTTTCACATTGGTTCCGAACACTTGAACATACTTTAACAAGCCTTGCAATGACTCAACATCAACATGCATATCCTCATACACTTTTGTTATCCTACACCGTTGTGGTGCGGGATTGTTGACAGTTTCGCTCTTGATCATAGTCAAAAGCTCATCCGCTAATGTCTCATTCGCCATAAAATCTTCACTCCTCTGGTAGTATTGGCTTGTCATGTGTGATATGCACATTAGCACCAAAGAGTACCACATAATCGTAATCCAGTTTGTCGAATGGGATTGTGGTTTCCACATCTGGTTCAAGACTCACTTCCAAGGTTTCGATTACACTATCATCTGTATCCTCCTCGGTGATATTGTAGTCGGTTACATGATAGACTTGCAATTCTAATATATAGGTGGACCAATGGAATTTGTTATTGGTCATTGTGACTGTTCCTAGGTTTGCTAGTGTTTCTCTTGTGATTAGTATTCCCTTGTCGGTGATTGTTGTACCGTTGATGTTGAAATTATAATCTGCATATCGTCCATTGATTAGTCCTTGTTTTAGTGTTAATGGGTCATCATGTGTACGGAAGTGTCTCAGTAAACTAATTAAACCATTGAACTCTTCTTGAGTCAATTGATGTCCTAACTCATAATATTCACCATATTCAATATAATCTTCAACTTCAGCTTCTGGGTCGCTGATGAATGATAATCTTGTTTCCTTTTCCTGTTGTGTGCAGATTATCATCTTATTATCAAACACTTTATCCTCTGGATTGGTGCTTGAAATGGTTTTAGTGTTGAACAAAGGATATAATTTGTATATGCTGTTCTCTTTGATTGTTTCGACTTGGAATAGGTCGCTGTTTAATGCTGTTGATAGTTTGATTGTGAAGTTCGGCACATACAAATCCTCCAGGAATAGTGCCAATTCTTCATCATTGATGTTTCCATTATACATTCTTTTACCATTCCTCCCAGTTTGGTTGGTTATTATTTGCTTGGTCTGGTAGTGTTACTTGACTGTTCTGCTTGAATATCCAGTCCACACCGGATACTGCATATGTGCAATTCTTATCCTCAAATCCAGGTAATGGGCTTGTCACTACACAACCTTCCAATCTTGGATAATAATACTTCGCATACAAGTATGTCTTATTATTATGGGTGTCATAGAATGGTAGGCTGTTCTGCTTCTGCAATGTGGAGTGGTCTTCACCATTCACTATTGCATTCTCACCACATACAAGGATAGTTTGAGCATAACCAATATTCTTCTCATCACTGCACCATTCATCACCATCTTGTATTATGATGAAACTACTATTGTTGATATTTGCTTCCCCATCAGTCTGATAAAGGAATGCTGGGTTGGAAGCTTCTGCAAAATTGGAATCTGATAATATGAATTTAGATCCATTGATGCTTAATTGTCCACCATGGAATATTGTTGATTGGTTGTCTTGGAATAGGCAATCATTAATATTAGTAATGTAATCATCGGTTATTGTTAGGTTTTCTATGTTGGTGTTGCAGTAGATGCAGGAGCCTAATTGGTTGTAGTCTTCACTAGTGTTACCTGTGAATGTGCATCTATTACATTCTAGTGTTGTGTTGTTTTCTTGTATGATTGCAGGATTGCCCTCATTGAGTGTTAAGTCATTGAGGATTAAGGTCTTATCCTCTTGTAATTGGATTTTGTATCCTCCCATTTCCAATGTATGCTGGTTTCCTAATAGTTTAGCATCATAGTTTAATATGAGGTCACTGGTGAAAGTAATGTTATCACCGATGTGTATTAGTCCAGTTCCTGCAAGTATTTCCTCTTTCAACCTATCGAAACTGGTTACTGTCTCAACCTCCTTAATCAATGTGATGCTGTCGATGGATTCGTTTATCACATCATTGGTTTCCACGAGGACATTTAGGTTTAGTTTTCCAGGATTATAGTCTTGTGTCAAGTCAAGGTAGAATATGTAATCATTATCTGTTTCACTCCAAGTAACTGGTATGATTTGGTTCTTGTATTCTACATTGATTGTTGGGGTATTGTCTTGGATTAATGCTCCACCAGGCTTATAATCAGTATTAGTGCCTAATAGGACTTTATTAATTTTACCACAAGTCAATGTTTGTGTACACTCATACTGGAAGTTTGTCTTTAGCAATCTTATTAAAAAATTGTGTTTAGTTCCAGTTTGTGGTGCTGTGATTGTAGTTACTCCAATAAACAAAGCATTATTATTTGTTACCTTGGCCTCGCCATTAATATTTACCCATGTGAGTGTTACATATTGTCCTACTTGGTTAAGAAGTATCCTATTTGGTAATTTATTCCTAAGAACCTTATATGCTAACTTAGGAGTTTGCAATCCTAAAACACTTATTTCCAAAAAGAGAATAGGATTGTTAGAGTTTATATACACAAAATCCTCTTGAGGATGAGTGTTAAGTAAATTATTGTCCATACCCATAGCTGCAGAATTACCAGTGAGATACTTATTCTTTAAATTGAAGTCCCAAAAATAATTGTCCCCTCGTATCCTTTTAGTAACAGTGAAAAATTCACATTCATAATCCGTGAAAGCCTCATCATCATCAAATGGCAAACAACGAGTATCAAAAGTATAAAAAAAACTTTCTGTACCATATTTCCTTATAATCGTATTAGCATCTTCAACAGTCAACATTCTTGAACACACCCAGTAACCTTATCAATCAAAAACAACTTTCCACGAAACCTTAACTCCAAAGACTCCCCATTATCCATTACCTCATGGAACAATCGCTTAAAATCCACACTATGCATCTCCTCTTCACTTAAAAAAGTTCTTAATTGAGTCTCCAAATCCTCATCACTGAAAAAAGGACTCAAAACATTACTCATACAATCATCACTCCTACTCAAATATAATGCAGTGCAGAATCCAATACAAACTTCTTACTCAACAATGATTGAATATCCGTTGGCACCACACTCATGAACCCATCAGTTCCTGCAAGGTAAGGATTCCTACTGGACAAGGTATTGTCACTCATACTAAAGTCTTGGATATAAACATACAAGTCTAAACCATACACTTCACTCAAGTATTCTACAGTTAATTTCCCAAGACTTTCAAGGATTATCCTTTCCTTATAGTCCTCATCAGACTCATCAACCTTACGCTTGACACCATATTCTTTACCATGCAAGTCAAGATAGTTTCCAGTAGATGAGTCAATGAAAACTTGTTCCTGAAGACTGTTCTCATCATAATCATCTAACCAGCCACCAACACCAAGGTCTAGTATCCTATGCATAGGATTATTAGGGTCCTGCAAACTGGATTCCATATTCAACCTTTCAATCAAACCATCACCAAAAACAGTCATCAAAATACCTCCCATTTTATGATATTACAGTCTGATTAAAGGTTACACTATCCACTTTCAACACTTCACCTGGATTAACACTCAAATCAGATAAAGCCTCACCATCACTTAAGATTTCAATAGTCTCGACAGATTCAATCAAATCAAAACTATCATACAAGGTAGTCCTTGATAGTCCTTCTCCAATGTTTAATCCGTCGAAGATTGCACCGTCAATGGCTTCGCCACCATCAAACACTGCATAAACCAACTCCTCCAATTCAGACTCACCTAATATTTCAGTAACACCCAAGTTAACAGTCAAATCAACTGATACATAACTTGGAACATCAACAGTGAAAGTATGATTCAACACAACATTATTCGGATTGCTAAGTTCCTCCAAAACATCAGTTAAAACAGTTGTAGGTGTAGGTTTCACAGTACCGTTCACCAATACCTTTTTAGTGTAACCAGTAACATCAACCAATGCAACATCATGCACACCCTCAACGCTTTCACATAAAGAGTCATAATAAGGAATACTGCCGAAATCATCACGCTGCTTATACGCTAACAACCTTTCACGGTACTCATCATCCTCCTCATAATCCACTCCACCAGTGAAAGCATCAGGATTAGTCACACTTAAGCCAGGATACAATTGAGTGTCATCATCAAACAATGTGACAGTATTGGATTCAGCATCACCATCACTTCCTTCAGTCAAGCATTCAACCATACAATTAACTGTAGTGTCACCTACACTAATGATAGCATCAACTATAGTGACATATTGCAATCCAGTATCCTCACTAACCAATACAGTATCAGCAGGAATTACCACTTCACTAGTTGTTGTTTCTGGAATGGTGAATGTCACTATGCCAGTAGATGGTTCACCAAGTTCCCTTGGCAAATCAACTAAAGGATTAGCACCATGCTTATCCAACCATTCACCATCAGCAGTATCAACAAAACATATCCGGGTTACATCATCCGCTTCTTCCAAGAGAGTATACAAATCAACAGCAAATGATTCCAAAAGGTTACGAATCTCACTACCCTCATTAAAATCAGTAACCTTAGTCTCACCAACAACCAGTTTAGCCTGATAGAAATCAATCATCTGCTGCACCAATATGCTCCTAGAGACTTCCTCACCAGTTACTCTAAAAAAGCTCACATCATCAACAGCCATACTCTTTATTCTCCTTCGGTTTCATCTTCCATAACATTTGACTCAACAACATCAACAGATCCAAACTCATCAATGATAAGGCTCATGCTCAAGTCTTCACCGACAAGGTCAAAGTCCAACTTGATAACCACACCACTAGCATCATCAGCATAACCTACTTCTAAAGTGTAATTAGGTAGTCTTGGGTCTTGTTGAAGTGTGTTTTCAATTTCCAATTTGATAAATTCCAATGTCTCATCAGTCCTTGGCCATCCAAGGAATTGTGTTAACACGCTGCCATAGTCCATATAATAAAGGTCTAAACTATTTCTTTGGCAACCTAATCGGTTTTTCACCGCCTGTACAATATTCGCTTCATCACTCACAAGGATTAGGTCTCCTTTCTCATTGAAATCCCATGAGGATTTTATATCTGTACCTATATCATCCATACAATAATCATCCCCTTTTTTTAACAACTTGGGTTCTTGCCATTCTTAGCATAATACTTCAATCCTTTATACACTTGATTGAATTTCCTTTGCCTGCTTGTAGCATCTGTAGCATACTCTTTCCCATTGATTTTCACTACACACCAGAAATGGTTAGTCCCATGAACCACATAAGCATCTAATCCAGCACTACTCATCATTGACCTGCTTAATCTTGCAGTATCTGCACAATTCAAATGCTTACGATTATTATAACATTTCTCTGGAGTGTTATATTTTGTACATTCATAACGAGAGTATCTTACATTATTGATTAGCCAGTTGTGAATTAGTTTGGCTTTTTTCAAGTCATTGGTTTCCTTGCCGATAATCTTCTTCACAAGATTATCAATGGTGCTTCCTTCACCACCTTTTACGGAACCGTTACCATTGACATTAGTATTATTAGTATTAGTCTTCGTATTCTTGTTTATTGCATCAGTATAAGCCTTATCATAACCAGCAGCATTCTCCCTATAATTCCTAAGGGTTGAAGCAAATGGGTTAAGTTCCAATTCCATTGTGAACTTGTCACCATCATTCGTTACAGTCCTGCCCTCGATATACCACTTATGCTTCGTATAACCTGAATGTCTGCTGTAACTGGAATTCAACGCCTTTGCGATAACGCCGAAATTATCAAGCATGAATTCATCTGGCAATTCGGTTTGGCAGAACTGGTTCGTATGCACCAATTTCAAGTCAGGATTACCAAGTGGGATTGTGACCTTCAAGCTGAGAAGGTCTCTTATGCTGTCAATCATCTCATTCTTTGCAGCGGTTTTCTCTTGTGCAATAGTCATCAATAATCACTCTCCTATTAACATGCTTTTGGATTGTCTCCACCAGCAAGGAACTTGGCAGCCATATCCTTAGCAGATGAAGCATACATTATAGGCACCTTACCCTTAGTTAACATATCCAATGGGTAGGATATTCCTTTGAAGCTTCCTGGACTGTAATTGTCATCATGTGCTCTTGGCAACCATTTATAATATTTCCCACCTTTCCTTATGTCTCCGCCACCATGCATTCCGATAACAGTACGAACATTATTCTTCTTCTCTGCATTAGTGTAAGCATTGTTAGTTACGCATTGTTTGAATACTGCTGCATCTGCTCCTCCGAATATGCAGAACCATACACCATTCTTGCAACTCTTTGCATAGTTTGGGTAGTAGTGACTGTTAGGTCCTAAACCAATAATCTTGGTACTCCACCCATTCTTTTTGAGTTGTGCTGCAACATCATTCATATACTTCTTATCTGCACTTTTCCCATTGATATTATCACTACTTATGTAGGCAATCTTCTTTTTAGTGTTGTAAGGATTGCTTTTATTTGTAGTTGTAGTGGATTTCTTGGTACTGGTGCTTGTTGATGTAGATGATGGGTTGCTTATACTTGCAGTTAAGTCTCCGAAGAAAACACCAAGGTCCAAGTTGACAATCTTGCTTGCATCATAATAGTTTCCAGCAACCAAATTATTAGTGGATTGCACCACAGTACCAGTGATGATATTGGTAGTGTCAAACTTGAACTTCCTATCAGTAACAGTATTCGCTGATAACACCAAACCCTTTTTCAAGTCATCCTTATGATAAGGATTGATATGACATATCCCATATGTGTCGAAGTATACATCAATATAGGCACTAGTTCCATAGACAAGGTCTCTTATCGCTTCAATGAAAGTCTTATTCTTCAATATGATGCTTCTTTTCTCAGTCATTGGATTGAAGTTCTTGCTTGATCCATAATATTTTTGCTCATATTGGTATGCTGGTTTCAAACCGCTCAAGACTTTCTTCCAGGATTCTGCTAATGAATTGCTAATCGCTCCACTTATAGGGATTCCTCCCTTAGTGATTAAGGTCTTCAATATCCTATGCAATGTGACATTATTGGTTACAAGGTCGAACTTGGATTGGTAGGTACGGCTGAAGTCTTGGCATTGGTAAGTGTACATTCCTTCGTCCTCATCATATTCAACACTCAATATGATTCCTCCGAAGTTCTTATGATAAGGGCTGCTAATCAATACACAGTACACTCCAGTTGTCAAGTCCAAGTATTGTGGAGTTGTGAAGCTTGCTGTCTCTTGTCGCATATCAGTTTCTTTGATTTGATATTTGGTCCAGTAGATTGCATCTTTATGTTTCCAGTCAATCCACATATTCCGACCATTGGCTTTCCTTGCAACGAAGATGAATGTTTGGTTCTGGATAAGGTTCACATCATAGTTGACTTCATTTGTCTTTGTAATCGCAACCATAAATCATCACCCTCCATTTTTAGACTTTGCACATTGCATTCAAGGTGTTCTTATCCATCTTCCCAGTAGCTTTTAGGTTATATTTCTTCTTATATTTGGTTTGGAATTTCTTGACTGCATTCATTGTTTTTGGACCGTACCAACCATCAATCTGTCTCTTGGTCAAATAACCTTTCTTGTATAATACTGTCTGCATCAGTTTCACACAAGAAACATTAGTGACTTTCTTTCCAGTGTATTTCAATTGTGTTAACTTACACTTTGCCAGTTTAGTGTTTTTGCTGCTTGAGGATTTAGTGGTCTTCTTCGCAGTAGTGGTTGTCTTTTTAGCATTAGCCTTTTTAGCTTTAGCTATAGCATTAGTCACAGCACTATTATTGTTAGCATACTTGACAGTATTGATTGCTCTGTAAGTGGTGAATTCCAATTCCCATACAGTATAATCATCTAATGTTTGTGTACGGCTCGGATTCTTAGTGATGATATAATTGCCGTTTGGAACATCAATGAAATCAGTTACAATGCTCAAGACCATCATCTCATTGTAGAACCTTTTCAGTATATCTGTTACTAACGGACGGTCAATCTCAAACTTTTGTGCCGTATTGTCAAAGAGGCTCAAGTTCCATCTGTCCTCACGATGAATGATTACACTTATCTTGAAAGTGATTCCACCATCACCACTATTTAGGAAATGCTTGTACAAGATGTTATCTTTTCCTCTTTTCAAATCGGTGATGTGGACATTATCATCTGGAGTCACCTTAATCTTCTCATCACGAACCACTCGTAATTTCAAAGGGAAGTTTTCAATATTATACCAATTTGTGATATAATCACGACTATGAATTTTTATATAAGCCATTCATTACACGCTCCTTCCAGCTGTGGTGTTATTCCAAGCTAATTCCCTACGGATAGCATCAACAATCTCATTGACACGATCAGTACTGTCAACTGTACCAACCTCAACATTTAGGGTAATGTTCGGTAATGGAACATCATTATTATTATTAGCAGTTCCTATTTGTCTTATTGTAGCGTTAGCTGTATCGTCGAAGTTTACTCCAAGTGTTGGGTCTCCGAAACTGTCTACAATGTCTGCTCCTAATTGTGCAACATTAGATACTAGTTTCCTTCCTTCGATAGGTGTTCTTCTACCCATCTCGGACACTTCCCATACAAGCATTCTTTGCATTGTACCAGGTGAAGCGATACCAAGTGCGGATAGGAAGTTCTTAACAGCATTTACACCTGCTTCCCAAAATTTCTGTGGGAGTGTGGCAGCCCAACGGCCAACGGCACTTAACATATTGTTCAGTTCGGATTGTAACTTTCCAGGAAGTTGTGCTATTTGACTTGCGAAACGGCTAACAGCATTAACCGCTGCAGTCATCATCCTTTGTGAGAAATTGTTTCCAAAGCCTAAAGCTCTAGCGATAATGTTTGTGAATATCATTGCGATTTGCAATGGCAATGTGAATAGGAAAGCTACAACTCTCAATATTGTATCCACAATCTGATTACCAGTAATGCTCACATTAGCAGGCAACAGTCCACCAAGTGTTATGATATAATTCCAAAGGTTCTGCAATGCACCGATAACCCAATTGACAGCATTAACCATAGCAGTATAAATTATCTGACCTATAGCAACAAAGGTTTGTCCAAGGTTATTTATCGCATCACGTACCTGCTCATTATTAAAGTATAAGTAACCCAGTACTGCTATTAAGGCCACAATAGCAATGATGATTATTGTAATCGGATTCATACTCATAGCCAAGTTCAAAGCCCATTGAGCGGCCTCAGCCGCATAAGTCGCTATCGTATTAGCCACCAATTGAGCCTTCTGAACAACCCACATAGCAGCTGACTTCAAAGCATTATACCCTGCAACCAAAGCTTGTTTACCAAGACTTAGCAAATGCAATGCTGCTTCCTTAGCTTTGCCACCAACATCAATTAATGCAGTTTTCAAGACACCTAACTTACTACTTATTCCAGTGAAGTCTGCAGCATCTTTTAAGGTCTTGAAACCCATTCCAATCTGACTGATACCACTCATTATATCAGTTAATGGACTTGCAAAACTCATTGCTGCTAAACCCATACCGAATAAACCATTAGTATCCTCATCAAGTTTCAAGGCGAAATCCATAGCTCCCTTGGAGCCTTCCATGAACATTTTACCCAGATTGTCTTGGCCTCTTTGGAGCATACCATTGAAGGTTTCCAACTTATTATTATAAGTGTCCTGTTGACTCATATCAAGCCAACCTTCCTCCTTCAAAGCCTCCTGCAATGCTTGAGTCCTTTCCTGGACAGTATTAGCCTCTTTCAACTTATCAATATGACCTTGCAATATAGGAGACCTCTCCAATTCTGCAGTGTTACCAGCAAGAATATAATTAGTCATATCTTGTTGTGATTCTGTAGCACTTTTCCCATAGAAGCTCATTGCACTAAAGTAATCTGCTGCAGCACTACCCATAGCCTTCATCTCAGCCGCGGTCATCTTCGCATTCTTCGCTGCTGCACTTGATAATAAACCTTGGATAGCAGTATCATCACCAGGCAAATCCTGAACCACTTTACTAATGTTAGTCATAGCCTTTTCAGCATCCTTGGCACCGATACTCATTTGTAGGAATGTTTCATTAGTTTCCCTTTTACCAGCACCAGCCAAAGCCTCATCAACTGCACTTTTTAACTCTGAAACTCCTTGTTTTGCAGTTGCTAAACCTTGAGTGAAATTCTCCATCGCAAGGTTCAATTCAATGTTCCTTCCGTCAAGTTCTTCAACTTCAGCTTCAGCCTCTTTCAATTGAGCCTTGTCAATAGTCAATTGCAAGTCAACTGCTTCACCTTCCAATTGACTGATCTCAGCATCAATCTTTTTTATTTCAGAGTCATCTGCTCCAACTTCAAGTGTTGCTTTCTGCTTTTTTAACTCTTCTATCTTTGACCTTGTTTCATCAAGTTTTTGTGTTGCAGTGTCCACTTGGAATTGGAGTTTCTCTCGTTGTAAAGCTTCAATCTTTTTCTCTAAAGCTTCTACTTCAGAGTCCTCTACATCAGTAGCGACCTTGACTTTTACTTCCTTTTCAACCATACTTATATCACCACGAGAGGTTTGTTGTCTCGCTTGTATTTCATTATTTGTTCTGTAATCTTGAGTATTGCATTATATTGTAGAAGAGTCATATCCTCAATGGATTTCGTAGTTATCTGGTAATTTGTATAGATATGAAGAAAGATTATGTGTTTGCCATCGCCTTTCTTCAGGTCTAAAAATTTGCTAATTCTGCTTGTTGGTTTTCGTCCATACCAGATAATCTCATTATCAAATTAGCAACTTCACGTATCACACCTATAGGTAACATTTCTAATTCTGCTTTTTTGAAAGTGTCTCCATTTTCCTTGAATAATGCTCTTTGTAAAATACTCATTGCACTCTTAACATCATTTCCAGTTAAGTCTACATTGCTTAATTCTTTCATTGTTAATTGTTTCACGAATGCTTTCGCCTTAACTACACGACCATCAGGCAATGGGTACTGGATAATGATAGGTGTTTTCGCATCTTCACCTAACAGTATAAGTTCTTCAAGACTGTATTCTTTAGTAACTTCAACTTTCTCTTCTTGCAATTGTTCCAATTCATCTTCTTGCAATTTCTCAATGTCGACCATAATATGATTCCTCCCATAATTGGGAATTTTTATTTAAAAAAAATAAGGAGACAAACCCAAAACAGTAATAAAAAATAGGGGGGGTAAGTCTCCAAAAAAAATAGAATATAAAATAAGGGGGGGATGAATATTTTTATAATGCTTCAGTGTACTCCTCACAACCGTCTGCTACGAAGCTTAAGGATTGTGCAGAGTGCTCATCAGGATTCATCTCATAATCCTTACCATCCAATACTACACCAGTGAAGTTCTTAACAATCACGAATGGAGGTTCATTCTTGAACCTTACAACTTCACGAGTGGTTAAGATACCAGGAGTACCAAGCAAGGAGTTAAGTTGGTCCCTTAAACCTTCGTATTGTTCACGAGTCTCAAATACGAGTCTATCCACATCAATCTTATAAGATACAGTATCACTTCCTTCGGTGATAACTTCATCGAAACAGACAGTAGTGTTAGTAGCACTGTTCTCAATAGATTCTTTCACACCAGTTCCATGAACAATAGTAGTTCCGTTAATAATTACTTCTTTATCTGCCATCTTATTCCACCACCACAGTTACATAAACATTAATGTCAGTGATTAAACCATCGAATGCTAATCTGTGAATGATAATGTCAACAGTATCTGCAGACTTCTTCTCTACAGTATACTCAATGTCCTTGAGTAAGTCTAATGTTTTCACACAATCGATTTTGACACGATCAACTTCTTGTTTGATTTCATTCAAGGTGGATTCACGGTTACGTTCACCAAGGAATTGGTGTAATGCGAATTGTTTAATAACATAATCTCTTACACGATTTACGTATAAGTCGAAACCGTTAGGTTGTTCACTGTTAACTACAATATATTTTCCAGCATTACGGTTTTGGCATTTGATAGTGGTGATTCCTGCTTCGAGTAATGCTTTTCCACTGCCACCAGTCTCAAAGGATAATTCGGGAGTTACTCCAGTAACATATGGCACCACTTTCATAGTCATAGTGTTGCCGACTCTCATACCAGCAATAACACCACAATAGTATGCACTGGATAATAATGCAGATAATTGTACACCATCAACTGTTAATTGTTGGGTTAATAATCCGTAGCAATGTTCACCAGCTAATCCTGCACTGGTGATGTTTGCTGCATCTGTTGCACCAGTCAATGCACCAATGTAACCTGCAGGGTATTTGATTTCAAAACAATCATCCAAGAATTGGTCGATGATTGGTATGAATGCATCAGTCAATGGTTCTGCAACGAATAAAATATCCCATTCTTCACCTTTAATCTTTGCTAATGCACTACTGAGTTTCGCATTTGTCAAGGTCTTGTCTACGGTTTGTCCTTCTTTAGTAGTGATGTTCACTGCTAAGATGCTGGTTGCTCCACGGAACAAGTATGGTAAACAAGCAACACCATTAAAGGTGGTGTCGGTTCCTAATGCTTCTTGAGCATCTGCGAGATTAGTGTAGAGAACTGGATTGGTTTCAGTACTGTCAAATGCACCAATACATGCAATCTTACCTGCTTGACCTGTACCAGTAGATGATGCAGCATTTCTTAAGTATACGCTAACTTTAGGTATTTTCGCAGTCATTATTTCATTTCTCCATAAGTTTTTAACATTTTATCTAAATCAGATTGACTCTTTATTTTGCTAGTGTCGCAAGTGATGAGGAATGCTCGTTTATAATATTCTGGTAAAGCAACCTCATGTAATGCTTCTTCTAACTTAAAAGGTTCCACTCCTTCTTCTTTCTTTTTAGCCACAAATATACACGCTCCAAAATAATATTATTTTTTATTAGTATAAGTGATGGGTTAATTCAAAGGCAACAATGATTCCCCAATTCCTATTAACTGGTTGAACACGAATCTCACTATTAGTGATGAAAGTGTCACGAACATAATTATCCAACCTTTTGAAGCTTTCATTCTCAATGAACTCTTGCATGAGATAATCATGCAATTCACAAGCTTTCATATAAGTATGATTGTTAGCACCCTTCAAATAAGCCAATACAAATGTATGGACTTGTTGTGGAGTGTCATAATCGAAGTTGGCATCATATTCGACACGATCAATATACACATCACATACTGGTTTCTTACCAAAAGTCTTTAAGGTGGATTCGTTGAATCCAGTATTGACCTTATTGAATAGGGTATGATTAGTGTCATCAGTCAAACTTTCCAAGTTACTTACAAGCCATTCGCTTATGTTTGAAGCGAGTTTGTAATCTGGTATTGTTCTTTCAGTGATGTTGAAAGTGTAAGTGACTTCAGTATCATAATCTATATTAGTCATCTGTAAGCCTCCAAGGTTAGTTCTAATCCTCGGCCAAGGAAATCATTAGGTTTGATTGCTTTCCGTTTTGTTCTCCAACCCCATGGCATTTTCATTGGTTTGCCTTCCACAGCCTTTGAACCTGCGAGGACATAAATCCCATGAGGTGCCAAGCCTTCATCCCAGAAACCAGTCACAATACTATAGGTAGCATAGATTCTTGTATCAACACGGATACTTCTTCTTAATCTACCCTCTAGGTATGGTGCTTCATGTTTAATGTTCCTTTGAAGGTCCCTTGCCAAGTCATTAGTTGTTTCCTCTAGAATGTTAAGGTCTTCGATGTAGAGAGTAACATAATCTGTTATCTCACCCATCTTCCCCTCCTCCTTCTTTTCTGGTTATAAGTCAAGCCATGTGAATGTTTCACCATTTGGTTATCGGCTTTCTCCTCCTCTGTAGCCTCAGAGTTAAGGTAGGATTCGATATAATCATCAAGCAATGATTGTGCCTTGTTGAACCAGACATCATACTGGACAGGCAAGTCATCGCCATGGTACAGTGACAATAGTATGTCGCTTGATGCATGATAGATTGCAACAGTCCTTAACACTTCAACATTACAGGTTGGTATAGGCACATAATTCCTTTTAAGGTTAGCCTCAATCCATGTTGCGCTGTTGTTGATTGCTGTTGTGAACATTTCATCAGAGACTTCATCACTGATATCTCCGAACATACTATTCACATCAGTTTTTGTACAGTATGACATTTCAGTTCCACCTTCCCCATAAAAATAAACTAATTTTTCTTATGAATTTTCCTGTGTATCAGGTTCTTCTGTAGGAGTAGCCTTCGCTAAAGTTTCAACTTGTTCTGCTAAAGTAGCAATTTGTTCTGCTAAACTAGCATTCTCCTCTTGAAGTTTAAGAACCATTTCATATACTTGTCTGTTAATCTTATCTTGTGGCAAATTCAAGATTGTAGGGTATTGTACCATCCATAATCACCTCAAAAATTAATGGGAATGGAATTATATGTACATAATTCCATTTGGTTCGAGGATGTTCAATCCAGATTCTGCGAATAAGTAAACGTAACTTCTTTGTGGTTCGTTAGGTTCAGTCATCTTCACATTAATGAAGGATTGTGGTAACACATCACCATCTTGAGTATATACACGACCAGTTTCAGTTTCAGCTTCCCATTGGGAAATGATACTATATTTTGGATCTGCATATTTTTCAATGGTACAAGTTGGAGTGTCTAAGTCCATGATGATTTTCTTACCACTTGCAATGGAATTGGTTCCAATATATTCAAAGTTGCTGTCATCTAACAAGTCACTTTTTGCTAATGCAATGTCGATCGCTAATTTGTCAGCTCTTGGCAAGAATACGGTGGTTGGGGTGAAACCAGTGTCAACATCATTAATGGATTCCATTGCATTGATGATTTTCAATTCGTTTTCGATAACATCAATACCAGTAGAACTTCCAGTGATGTTTTTTAAACCAGTAACATTAGTGATTCCAGCACCAGCAGCTAAAGCATCCATGTATACTTTATCGTAGAAGTTTGCAAGTTTACCGATGGATTTGTTCATGAACACTTGTAATGTTGCTTCAAGTCTTCCCTTGTCTTCTAAACGGGAATTCATTTTGAACATGAAACCTTTAGGCACAGTTGCACCACGGTAGATAGATGGTTCACCGAAACTGATTTCGTTGAAATCTAATCCATCACCAGTAGTGATTACATCACCTTTTACATCGTCAGGGTTGCTGTCTCCAGCATAATTGGTGAATTCCCCTGCAACGTTTTGCACGATTGGTAATTTGTTTAATAATTTAATACGGTTGTAAATTTGTTTTTGAGCATAAAATTCGAGGTTGTGTACTCTTTCCTCAAACATTTCAGGTATAGTTTCCATAAATATCGTACCTCACAATTAATTGTTTTATAAGAAACCGATGACTACAAGGTCGTTAGCGTCTTGAGCAGATAAAGCCATGTAATCAGTAGCAGACTGGGATTTTTCCACTTCTGCTTTCAAGGTTACATAATCTCCTGCAGCGATTCCTTCACTTGCTTTTGCAGGAACAGTCAAGATTTTCTTGAACTTGGTTTCAATACCAACTTCCCTGAGCACACCCGCACTTAATGCTTGTGCTTGAGTATAATCAGTGGTTGGTTCAACATCCCATTTTGGAGTGTTATATGCAATTCCGATAATGGTATCGCTAGACCCTGCTTTTTTAACAGTCATTTCACCATCAAGAGCAACATAGTCTCCTTTCTTGATAGGTGCACCCATTACTGGAACTTTAATGTTTCCATGTGCGGATGCTCCTTCAGTGATGGTGATAGTTCCTTCTTTTGCTTTGAATGGAGCAATTACACCTAATTGTCCCATGTTGTAGTTTTCACTCATCTAGAATTTCCTCCTTTTATTAGAAAATTTTATTCTTTGAAATAATTGACCATCTTGTCAATGTTCCCAGTAACCTTCTTGGATTTCTGAGACATGTCAACCATTGATGGTGCGTTTTCATATAAATCTATGAACATGTCTTGGTCGGCTAAGCATAAGCTTAATGCTTTTTCTCTTTGTGCGGGTACAAGTTTTCCTTCATGTATGTACTTGTCCACTAATGCGTTAGCCTTGTCATTTAGTAATTCGTTAACATTTGCTTGTAAAGCCTTGAGTTCTTCGGCTTGTTGCAATTTCTCGTTAACCTCGTTATTCAAATCTTTTATTGTATCGTTGACTTCATTATCCTTGTCAGCCAACTGTTTCTTCAACTCTTCAATCATTTTATCCTTTTGGGATAATTCTTCTTCGTAACGAGTCTTGATTTGATTGAATTTCTCTAATGTATCATCAGGCTTAGGTTTCACATCATCTTTTTTTTGCTTGATTGGGTTTGGTTCTCCTTCTGACATTTTATATCATCTCTCCCTTATTTTTTTAATAGAATATTGGGTAACACCTGCAATTCGGATGCAATGGCGGCAACTTGTCAGTTTGGTCCATATTGAACTTAACTGGAGTTCCTTGAGTGAACTCACGACTACTGTTATCTACTGTAGGATTACTGACTCCATGGTATTCTAGTGCACATTTCTCACAACAAGTGTTTCTGCAACCTACAGTGAAATAGGTGGCTCCTCTTTCCTTGTTGATGATGTAATCACTTACACTAGCTGTTCGTGCTATCTCGGTCCTTGCGATAACATTCGCTCTTGTCTTGCCGATTGATTCTATCTTATTGCTGATGTTCTCTGCGATTTCTTGTCTTGAAAGGCCTTCGTTGTAGCCTTGCTTTACGATGTCTCGGACATCATTCTTGATGTCTTCACCAACACCCACTATCAAATCGCCGATGTATTGTTCAATTGTGACACGTGCCAACTCTTTCTGTGCTGGACGACTGAACTTATGATTATTAGTCTCCTGTAAGATTAAACGAATCATAGTGTCACGGTAACCAGTAGTGACTAAAGGGTTAGCAGTAGTGTACTCTTCAGTTCTTGCAAGGAAATCCTCCAACGTATCACTGGTTAATATTCCTTGAGCCAATCTTCTTTCCAGTTCCTTGAATAAGGCCTCATTGTATTTGATTCCTTGCTTTATCAGTTTCTCTTCAGATACCATCTAAATCACTTAGGATGTCCTCGGTTAATGTGGCTCCATCGACTGGTTCCTGGTAACCGAAATCCTCATTAAGGGGAGTGGATTCATTCACATATTCCACACCCGCCTCAGACTTGAACAATAATGCCAAGGATTCCTGCACAGCACTATTCTCACTATCCACCACACCAGTATCCATTAGTGGCTTGACGATGTTGAACAGCTTTTCAATATCCCCACTAGTGAATTTATCGAAGCTTATGATTGGAGGCTTACGCTCTTTGCCAAAGTTGAATTCGACTACTGGGTTGATAACTTGTTCCTGTATGCGGTTAGCTATCTCCTCAAGCATTCCATCAAAGACCATATTACCAAACTCTAATTGAGTCTGTGATTGTGCATAGGTTCCAGTTTGACTATTGTCACCAAGCAATAAGTTACCGATGAACATTCGTCTGAAGATTTGATTATCCTTATACTGTAGTATGTCGAAGAATGTTTCTCCACGATGACTTGATTCCAACACTCCAACATCATCAGTAGAACCGACTACTATGCCAGTTGTACCGTCACTAATATCCTCGAAAGCATTTAGTAATTCATCACGACTTGTTGGGTTATCAGTCTTACCATAAAGTGTTGGTGACTCGTTCTTTTCTGCATAGGTCATCAGCCAATCCATGACATTTTCCTTGTCCTCTGTGATTGGCAAGAAATCATATAATAAGCCATTACCAGTTTTCTCATCGAATAAGGTGTTATAGGAGTATAATAGTACCTTGTTGATTGGTATATCAACCTCATCATCATCATTAGTCTGATGAATCGCTACCAACTCTCCCTGGTCATCATAAACGAATGGATTGTTCATCAAGGTCTTAATGTGCAATGGAACCATATCCTTAACAATAATATAACCATCACGAACATCATACAATAACTCATGCACACTGAAACCCCAAAAGATAGCCGAGGTCATCTCTTTAACTATCGTATTCAATTCAGTGTCCATATTATCCAACATATCATGGATAAACTCCTGCACCTCATTTGAATCTTCACGATTAGTTAATATCCATTGTTTACTGGATAAGAGGTACTTGAGTATCTCTGCACCAGTACCGACTTGAGTGTCACGAAGTATTGCCTTGCCTTGATCATAACCTACAATATCATCAGTACGCTTAATCAGTTTCGTATAAGCAGTATGTTTCTTTTGTGATGATTTCACATTACTGTTATGTGATTGTCTTGTGAATAAACGGTTAATGTTAATGTTATCAAGTATGCTCATCTTCTTCTTCTCCTTTTTCTCCTTTCAGCAGTTCTTCTCCTACCAGCAGTTACAATATTCCCATATCCTTTGTCTTTTAGGTAGTGTATTGCATAACTGCAAGCGTCAATTATATCATCATGTTGTCCGTTTGGGAATGCCTTGAATTGGTCCAGTACAGTCTTCCGTAGAGTATCATTATGTATTAGGAAATGTATCTTACCATCATACATCATATCCGCTAACAATTGTGCCCTATCCGATTTAGTACCCCATGGTTCGGATTGATGAGTATTATACTTTGCCAAGTAATCATTAGCCCATACATTGTATAATTCCTTTGCAGCTGCTCCCTTGGTACCAGTTTCAATCAGTATCGGATTGTTCAAACCATCCAAGTAGGCAGTGTTTTGTATTTGATGAATATTGTCCTTTCCGAATTGTCCATGTATGAAATCTGTGAATAGGTAATGGTTTGGATGATACTTGTAGCATTGCACTCCTGCAGTGTAATCAGCGGTTTTGCTGTTTGGGTTGTTGGCTTCTGTATATGCCATATCCCAACTACGACAAGTTGCTATTGGAACCATACTGGTTCGGTGCTCATCCCATATGATGTGCTCGGTGTAGAAGAAGTCGCTGGTCAAGTCTAAAGGCTTCTGTTGGTATAAGGCTTGGAACATTCTTTCTCCAAGTGTCCTTTGCTTGTCTAGGTAGAAATTGTAATCATAATATTGTTCCCATAGTACCTCATTGTTTTCGTTGATTGCTGGGAAGCTCATGAAATCATACTTGTCAGGCTCTTCCCTTTCCAAGTAACCTATCAGGTCATTACTGTGCCAACGTGTATGAAGTATTATGACCTTGGTATTCGGACGTACACGCTGTTCCACAATAGTGGTAAACCATTGTATCTTCTTTTCCAATAAACTTGGGGTTATATCATCCGTTCCCTTATAAGGGTCGTCGATGATTATTATGTCTTCAGGGTGGCCTGTAATTGAGCCGTTGCTCCCAACTAATCTGATGTGGCCTTGTGCTAATTGCCCATCTTTCTGGAACATTATATAGGTACTGGATGATTTAACATTGCTTATGGTTATGCCATTTAATCCATCTAAACGGTTGATTAAATCTCGTATTTGTATACCGAAAGTTTCACTTAATCCTCCTTCAGCATTTATGACTAAGATTTTCCGATTAGGATTTTGTAGGATTAACCATACAGTATAAGCAATAGTGATAAGTGAACTTTTACTATGTTGTGGTGGCACACTAACACATAAACGATTCTTACTACCCTCACCATAAGTTATTTGGGTCAGTTTACGTGCAATCTCTTCTATATGTGGAGCATGCACATTCTCTTCAAAATTATTCGCAACGAAAGCACGATAAAACAAATAAAGATTATTAGTCACCCTCTTTAAGGTACTCTGATTCATCAATAAACCTCTTGATATCCTCCTCATTGAAAAGCTCATCAAAATTAGTCTTCACATCCAATCCAGCATTAACCTTCTTCTCCACTACATAAGTCTCTGGATCAGTAACTTGTAAAAGATATTGCTTCGCCATCCAAGACTTATTATCCTGTATCTCTTTCACATTCTTTTGAATAAACTTGGCTTTGGCTTTCTGCATATCAAGATAAAACTTCTTATACTTACCGCTCTTTGCTTTCGCTCCTTTATCCATCCAATCATAAATAGTGCTGCGGTTAATACCTACTGCATCAGCACAATATTTGAGTGGTATCCCATCTGCATAAAGTTCAACTAAACATTTGCAGGTTTCCTCGTTAAATTTAGCCATAAAAATCCGACACCTCCTATTAAATAGTGTTGGTTTTTATATCATATTGAAATAAACATTGATTAGTATGGTTATTATGGTTAATCCGACTCCAACTACTGCTAATAATTGTGATATTCGGTTGTGGTTGGTGATACTTGTTTGTTTTTGTAGTTCTAGTTCGGTTTCTATTGCTTTTAATCTTAATTCTAGGTCTGTGTCGCCCTTGTTGCTTAGGAGTATTAGTTGGTTGACGTTCTTGTTGAGGGTGTCTATTTTTTCTTCCATCTTCTCTATCTTATTATACAAGTCATCAATCCTTTTGTCTTTATAATCTGCTCGTGTTTCTAATTCAGCGATTTTCCTTGATTGTCCTTGTATCTGGTCCTCATGTATGCAAGTGTAGTCAACCATATGTCCTCAACAATCCCTTTTTATTCTCAGAATAATTTACATCGTCATTCCTATTCTTGGATTACTTCACCAGTTTTTATGTTTACGATTTCATCATGGTGTGAATCGTATTTGAGTACTGGTTCACCTTCCTCGTCGGTGGTGATTGTTTTCCAATTCTCTAGTTTAGTCATACTAATCAAAAATAAAATAAAATAAGTTTCTCTATAATATATGCCGACAAATGAGTAATCTAAATACCCTTTTGAGAATGGAATCTGTTTAAGTTCACAAGGAATTTTATAAACCCACTTATTGCAATATCATATTCTTCCAATAAAGGATAATAATGTTCAACTCTTGCATTATCATCTGATTCCAATTTCACATATATTATTACCATTACTACTGTCTGTTCAGCAGAGTATCTTCCCATATTGAAGCTTATCCTTTTTATAAGGTATCTTGCTCTTTCTTTATGTGTCCCTGTAAAGTGGAATTGTCCTCGGCTCTTTGTTTTTCTTTCATTAACAATTGTTTCTAATAAGTCTAATCTTGTGAATGTTCTCTCTTCTCTTTTTGCAATTGTATTATGGTATGGAGACCATATTTCACCGACTCTCTTCTTTTCAGTGAATCCATCTTTGGCATAGTATCTGTTTAAAAGGTAGTTAATATCTCTTGTAGTTCCTTCACCATTGTGTCTTTTGAATTGTGCTTTGGATATTTTCTTTCTTGAGTCTAATGAGGTCTTGTAATCAGAGTCTCCACCACTTGTTAAGTTGTAGTGGTTTTTGCTTTTGTAAGTGTTGTATTTTTTAATATATTTCTTCTCTAATTTGTTTAGTTCAGTTGGTTTGCACTCTTCTAATATTTTAAATTCAAAGTTGTCTGCTCCATATTTGTTTATGGCTCTGTCAATGTAGGTTATTGGTTTTTTATTGTATTTGTGTTGTTCAAATCTTCGTTCAATATGTATGCTTTGTCCTATGTATGTCTGTCCAGTTTTTTTGTTTGTTATTGAATAAATTCCACAACTATCCATACATGTTCACTCCATTACTTTCCTTGTCTTCTTTTTTCGTGTTTAGGTACATTATTTCTATGCTTGATATATAGGATTTGTTCAATACTTTAGCATGTTCTTGTCCTTTCTCATTTAAGCAGACTATGCTCAAATAATCCTCGGTTTCATCGACTAAGTATGCATTAATATAGATGCTTCCTTCAATATAAATGAGGACTGGTGTCTCTTGTATCTTGACTCCTAATTTTTGTTGCTGTAGCATAGTGTCTAATAATACCATTATTTCCTGTTCTATTCTCATCATCACATGAACCTTATCTTTTCGCAACATTCATCGCAGAAGTGTTGATTGAATTTCACTCGCTTATTCTTATTAATGCTGATGGTTTGGAATGCTGGTGGCTCTATCGGCAAGTACATACTATCAGGGTAACCATCATAATTAAGGAAAGCACCAGTATAACCATAGTATCGGCGGTATAATCCTGTCTTGTCAAGGAATAGTTTATTCCAGTTCATGCACCGATGGTTATGTCCTTCAAGGTAAATGTCGGCGACTATATGTTCGGTGTCTCTTTCAAGTTTGCCCATGCTTAAGTGTCTTTTGCCACTACTGCCTTTACCATGCCTAGTGAAGATGTCTAAAGTGTACTCATTTATTTTGAAACTGTCAATATGTTGATTATAATATGGTATGTTTAATTCTCTGCTGATGTCAGCTACGATGTTGAAATCATAATCCTTGATTAAACGAGCTTCATGATTCCCTATAGCATAACCTATTATATCCTCCTTGAATGGTGTGATAGTTTCAAGAAGATACTCTTTTTGTTCATCAAGACTCATATTAGTAGTGTATGCACTATTGCCTACCTTTTTACTAGCATTTTCTAGTAGGTCTCCCATTAGGTAGATTCTCCGATTTTTCAGTTTCTTGATCGTGTTCAGCATGTACTCGTAGAATTCTTGGTTGAATTGTGATGAGCCGATATGGAAGTCTCCGATGGGTATGATGTTAACGGTTTCGTTGCTGCTTAAGGCGTATTCTGTTTTCATGGGTAATGTTTTGTGGTTCATTTCTAGGTTATAAAAAGTAATAAAAAAAGTGTATGGTGTAATAAATTGTTGGTTTTTTAGGTGAGATTGTCATAGTTCCAGTCTATGCTTTCCATATAATCTCTTTCATTCATGGCTTCTTTTAATGTTTTGAATAAGCCACAATATAATAGTTCGCCATTTGTCCATTTTTGGACTTTGTATCCATGATGGCAACTGGTGATGTTCCTGTATGGGTTTTTATGTTTCATCTATACCTCCTTGTACTTGTCGCAGGTTGGACTTGTGCATGGTATGCAGGATTTGTGTTTTGTGCATTGTCCTATGTCTTTGTTGAAGTATTTGTCGTATCCTTTATAGGTCCAGTAGGTGCAGTTTCCGCAGACTTGTGTGTTTTTGTTTTTGTCTATGTAGTGTGTGTATTGTTCTACATCTGA